GGTATATGTCCATTAATTGGAATTTTGTAAATATAGTAGATAGCATCATTCCTGTTGAATCATCGAAATATCTATTTCTAGCATTAGGGTCTACACATACTCTAAAAGGGTCAACGTATGTAAATTTAACTTCTCCTCTTCCATAATCTGCTTCATTATCAACATAAGCATAAAAATAACCAAGACCCGTTACAGAATAGTCATGAATAACTTGTTTGAATATTTCATTACCATCAGATATATTCCATATGTATTCAAGTATAGTTTTCCAAACATTTGCTAAATCACTATCTGAATCTTCTCTTGGCATAGCAGAAAACTTAGGCGGTTTAGATGTTATAATAGCTTTAAATTGCTCAATAGCTCCATAAAGCCTATCTAAAGGTATATTTGATTGATTTCTTGATTGAAGTTCATCTTGCTCTTGTGGAGAAAAATGATTACCTAAATAAAAATCAATATCTTCTCTAGCATGGTCTGCCCACTCTCTACGAGCATCATCCCATCTTTTCCATAATTCTCTTATTTCAATTGCTTTTTTATCTTGCTCTATCATAACTTGTAATATAAAACCTTTTTATTAAATTATCAATACCTTGAACCTGTCATCCAATTATATCGTTTTTTAGGCTTTTCCCATTCATTTTTACTATTTTTAACTCTTTTAGCAGTACCAGCTTTTTTATTACCTTTTGCAAATTGAGTTGCTAACCAAAATGCATCTATTGTATCATCATGTGTACCTTTAGGAAAATCAAGTAATTCACCTATAAATTCATGCATATCTTTTTTTAAATGCACAGCACCCGCTTTAAACATAGGTTGAAGCCCTTCAAATAACCTATCCTTCTTTTTTTGGTTACCATAGTTTTTAATACCTTTTTCAATACCAGGTAAGAATTTTCCTTCTTTTTTGCTTTTTTTATGTATATAATCTCTAAGCATTTCTTGGTAAGATATAGTTTCAATATTTATTCTTTTGATTGGGTCATATCGTTCTGCGATTTTAAATATCTCTTCTGCGCAGTCCATTGGTAATACTCTTTGTCTCCAATACTCAATAATATAATAATCATAGTCAGCGGTAACACCGATAACCATAATAACGCTATAATCATTCCTAACAGAAAGTGTTGAAGCAGGGTCAACCCCGATGTAAATGTTGACATATTCAGTTCTCCCATCATCTAGTGTTATATACCAAGAATTGTACTCTTTGTTAAATTTAAGTCTACCTTTATATAAATTATCTGTTATATCAGCTTCTCCAAAGATTTGGTCTTCAGGAGATTTAGCTTGATTCATATATTCTTGGTAAAATTTAGCAGGAGTACCCGAATCTATATAAAATTGCTTTCTTTCATCTAATTTTTTAAGAGGCCAACGTGAAGGCCATAAAGGAGTACCATCATCAAGAATAGCTTTGTAAGTTGTTATATCCCATGAATACTCTTCTCCGTTTTTCATAGCAGCTTGGTAATTCTTTACTAATCCATTTAAAAATGCATCATAATGTACAATAGTGCCGTTACACCATAAAAAACCACCTTTATCAAAATCAATAGCAGGATATACAGCAGCAGTCACCCAATTCTTAATATGGAGCCTTGCTTCGGGAGTTTTAGTATTTAGCTCCGATTCAAAGTCATCTAGTATAATCCCAGTATATCTTGTGGATAATTGTTTTTTACCCCTTAATCTTTGAGCAGTACCTTTAGCAATCATCCTACAATTATTTTGCAATGTAATTTCGGTTTTTGTCCACTTATCACCTTGCATATCACCGAAATAATAATGTATTGCAGGATTCGAGTAAATGTGGTTAGCTATCCAATTGAGGTTATCCGTTGCTTGGTCTTGAGCCTCGCCAACCCAAGCGATGAATTCTGGGCTTTCTTTTTTCGCAAATAGAAACCGATGCAACACCGCTGTCGCAGCTAAGGTTGATTTTGCGTGGTCACGAGGCAATACAAGAGCCAATTGTTGTTTTGTTCTATCTAAAAGTTTTTTTCCTACGATATTATGAAAATCTGGTGTTGCGGATGCTAAAAAGTCTTGAGGAGAAAATAGTTTACCAAATACGATAAGGTCTTCATAAGCCATTTGAAGAACTTTTTCATTTTTAGAAACATCTCCATTAAGATTTAAATTTGCCATTATTCCCCGTAAGATTCAAGGTGTTGAAGAAATTTATTTTTTTGGTCTGTATAAGCATCAGTATTTGGTTTTGTACCCGCATGATGATATTGTGTCCAATAATCAGCTAATTCTTCATTTGATATAGTTTTATCTCCGTCTATATCATATATACCCGCTTGCCCATATCCTTCTTCTTTTTTATCAGGGTTTTGTAATGCATTTGCTAAAAACAACATTTGTTGCTGTTCTTCATTTAATAAAGATGCATCAAAGCCAATTTCAGGATTTTCCATTCCTTCTTGCATTAACCAATTTGGAATTTCTTGTTCTTCTTTTTCAAACATTTTTATGAGTCTATTTGCAGCTGTCATTCCTCCAGCTTGCTCATATTCTCCTGTTTTAGGATTTTTATATCTTTGTTCAAATTGATATAGCCCTCTACCAGGCCCTCCTTCATATTGTTGCTGAGAAGGGTCAAAAGAACCTCCTGTTTCATGATAAGCAATTTTATTCATAGATTCTAAGATTTCACCATGGTCAATTTTCCATCTATTAGAAGCAGTAAATAATAAAGAATCTAACATTGTATTAGAATCATTATTTACATTAGGGTTAAATGGTTTAGTTAAAGAATCGAATAAAGACATATTAGTTCCACTCCTGTAAGGTTGAACAATCCACAGCCACAAATGAATCATGAGATACAAGAAGGTTACCATAGAAACGAGGGTTTTGGGGATTATGATATTCATCTGTAGCTGTGTATATAATTTCTAATTTCATTTATTTAACGTGCCTATTACATCGAGTATGCTTACATCGTCACCATACATAGATTCAACAGTTTTTGTTAACGCATTAAGTTGATTTTCGCCTTCTAAATCTCTTTCTTTAGCAATATTTTCTTTGCTTTTAGGATTATATATTCCTGATAAAAGACTTGTTAAATCTTGAAGCATATTAGGAGTACTAGCAGCTTGAATCATAAAATCACTAGCATCTGACCCCATTTCTCCAGGTCTTGGTTTGTCAAAAGGTTCTACTGCTATAGATTGAAAATTACCTCTTTTCATTCCTCCATCTCTAAAAAACCTCATTGCAGAACCAATTTTATCATCTTTCCACATTTGATTTGTTAAATCTCTTTTATCTCCTCCCCATTTCATGTAATTTTGTAATGAGTTTAATAAAGTAAGATTGTCTATATTTTCATGTGCTTTAGCCATTATGCGTCTCCTGAGTCGTAATTTTCGCCATAAATATACATAACTTTATTGGAATTATCAAACTCAGACTTACAATGGGGGCAAATCCAACCAATAACGTCATGATTGCCCGTAATATCTACGATGCCAATTCTTTTAGTGTATTTTTCGTTGTGATATAGGTCACCCTCGCATACAGGACATAAATCTTCCTCATTCTTCTTCTTTTTCGCCATGTGCGACAAGCTTTGCTTTTTGGCCATTTTGTAACGCCTCCATTTGTTCGTCAGTAAAACCTGTCCAAACAGTTAATTGCTCTTGTTTTTTCTCAGTATTGAACATTCCAGCAATAGTTGCTAAGTCTTTAACGGCTTTTAACCTATCGCAATCCCTGTCGGATACATCGGCTATATCTTTGTATTTGCCTATAATCCATTCAGGTGTCACACCTTCTTCTTGTAGTATTTTTTTAATTTCTTCCTTAACCATTGTACGTATTTCCTCTTTTTGTAATAAAGAATTTGATTTTTTCTTAATATATTTTTCATCTTTGGCCTTTGGGTAAGCTTTTTTAAATGCTTTTATTTGATTTTCCCCCGCTGCAACATATCTAGCAAATAAGAACTCACGATTATTAAGCTTTCTTTCTTTAGCTCTTTCGTAGATTGCATCATAATTACCCGAAAATGCATAAATATTCTCGGCAACGCCGTTATCACCTAACATTTGATGTGTCTTTTGCTCGACTATAAACGAACCACATACAGTCCTAACAAGAGTCCTCGGCTTTTTGTAGTTAGGATGCGACAACTCAGAACGTCTAAGCACTTGACAAACAAATAAATCATCCGTTAGTGTCCATT